ACGCCCTCCAGAGGCTTCTGTGAAGGCGCTACGCCCTGCCCTGTGAGTATGTCCTGAGATGACGTTCTTGCCATGCCTACGGGCTGCCTCAAGGGCTGAGAGACCACCTAGTTGCTTGATAGGAGTATGGTCGCCGTGGACTGCAATCCAATTAGGAGCAATAGCCATCGGATTCTTGTGAAAGGTAATGCCAAGCTCATCGAACTTCATGAACTTCTCAAAGCGTAATTCTGGCAATGACAGGAATGAGGGAATCTTTTTCATGATGATGTTGTAAAGCCGGTCTGTGTGATTAGATCGTATGCAATCGGTAACGCCTAGTTCCCATAGCAGCTGAACACATCGGTCTCGGTCATCGCCAAGGGTCTGCTCGTAGGCTTGAGGCGTACCTTCAGACCATTTGCTTATTGTTTGGAAGTCAATCTCGTCGCCTATGGTTACAGTCTGGTCAGGCTTAAAGGTTGCTAAAAATTTGATTATGTTGCGTGTGACATGCTCATCTTCAAAAGGGACTTGCAGGTCACTTAAGACCACAATCTTTTTAATCGTCGTCCTCGTCATAGTCGGTGTCGCCTATCTTCTCGAGTGGCTTAACTGGCAATATCCAGTCAGGATACGACTCACGATCTAAGAGCAACCAAAACGCCATGTCTGTAGAAAATCCGGCTTTGCGAAGGCTTGTGTAATAAACGTGCAGAGCAATGCAATATTGGTCTAAAGCTGAATACGCATCAAGGTCAATGACCTTCTTGGTTCTTGCCATGGGATAAGTGTTACTTACCTAACAACTCGATTATGGTATCGACACGCGTTTCTAAACGATTAACCTGATCCTTAATACTTGAGCCGGAATTAGGTTTAAGTTCTGATAAGTAATGCTTAATCATAAACTGCGTGTATGCAGCCATGCCACCAAGGATACTGACAACAGCCACAGCCCAAGCAGCCATATCACCGGAGCTCACCGTTTAGGAGTTGCGTAACCGAATACGCCAGCGACAACTGCGCCTAAGATAGAACGATAGTTAAGGTCAAAGTTAGATGTAGTTCCCCATACTGCTAGGAATGCTCCAACTGAGATAATTGCTGGGTGCTTCATGTTCATTGTGTGCCGCCTATCATTGGGATATTAAAGAACGAGCCATCTGCATCGCCCTTCTTTGTAAAGCTGACGTGCATGTGATGAGTGTGCTGATTAACCCCCACATATTTACGCCAAGCCCAAGACTTCTGCGACGAGGCAATAAGCCCATTAAATATGATGTAGGCAATTCTTCCACCGTCTCTTTTAGACTTGGCAAGTAGCCGTAATTGATCTGCAAGGTAAGGCATTTCGTCCGGCTTTGGTACTCCATGTAAATCCCTGTCGCAGTCAAATGCTCTAACAATCCCAAGCGAGTCAGGAATATGGTCTGACTTACCACCTGCGATATGACGCGCATCGGCAATCCATCCATCGGAACGTCGGTCTCTGTCAGGGAAACTATCATCTACTTGCAGTCTGAGTTGCTGCCCTGCCTTACATAATCTGGGCTGCACAAGTCTCACACTCCCATCGCTTCTGAGCGTTTAGCAATAAAGTCTCATGACCGCAATTAGGCATTGGAGCTATAAAGGCATCATCGACTGGATTGTAGGTATATCCAATCCCTGCATAGTTGTAGCGAATCTTGCCGTTGTAGCTTGTACGAACGCAGGTCTGATTTCTGAACAGGCTGTACCAATTTTCAGGGCTAATGCCATCAATTAGTTCTGTCTCATCGATGCCGACAATAACTTCTGTGACAATGCTGTTCTCATCTAAGAATGCGTAGTGTGCCATTATGCGAAACTCACCGTTCCTGTTCCAGCAGTAATTGTTGTTACCTTAAATCCACCTGCTGATGCTGTAGAGGCTGTCAATCCGCTTGTTGTGATTGTGAAGGTATCTGCATACTTTAGGTAAACAATTCCAGAGCCGCCTGCTGCTCCGTTTCCTGAACCACCTCGACCACTACCACCGCCACCGCCACGATTTGCCGTTCCAGCTGTGCCGCTAGATGGGTCGCCTGAACCACCTGCTCCACCGCCGCCAGAACCACCAGAACCACCTGTTGATTGACCTGCACCGCCACCGCCGCCTGCGTAGGTTATTGACGATCCGCTTATTGAGCTTGCAGTTCCTGCACCGCCTGCGCCACCTGTGTTAGATGAACCGTTACCGCCTGTACCTGTGTTGCCGCCACCGCCGCCAAAGCCAAATTCTGATGAAGTTCCGTAAGCTGTTCCACCATTACTGCCTTGTGAACCGGTACCGATTGCACCACTAAGCCAAACAGCCGCAATTAAGTGCACACCTGCTCCACCACCAGAGCCGCCTGCTTTACCTGCTGACAAGCTTGTACCGCCGTCTGTCTGATATCCACCACCGCCGCCACCGCCGGTTGCTGTAACTGAACTAAATACTGAATTGCTACCGCTAGTTCCCGGAGAAGTTGCAGAAGGATTAGCGCCTGCTGCACCACCTGCACCAACAGTAAGTGTAAGTGATGTGCCTTTCGCAAAGTCTCCCGTTGCTGTTAGGTATCCACCAGCTCCACCACCGCCACCTAGACCAGCTCCACCACCGCCACCACCAGCAACAAGTAAATACTGAACGCTTAAAGTGTTAGGTGTTGTTGGGGCTAAACAACCTGCTGTGATTGCTCCGATCACTATGCAATCGCTCCTGCGACATACCAAGTGTCTGTTGCTGTCTTAATGCAGACTGCTGTCTTGTATTGAGCCAAGGTTGGAGAAGCTGCTACTGCACCTGCTGAAAGAACTGTTGTTGTGCCTGAAGTGACTGCTGAGATAGTGCAGACTCCAGCACCCTTGTTGAGAACCGTGATTGCTGTGCCTACTGGGAAGGCTACTGAGGCATTAGTAGGGATTTTGAAAGCAACTGCTGTTGCCTTGTTCATTGGCACAAGTACTTGATAAGCGTCATCAATGACTGCTGTGTAATCAACTGTAGCGTCAGCATCGACTGTAAAGGTCACTAGACCATTGAACATTGCGGCTGTGAGGATGTCACCTGTCGCACTTGGAAAACCTGTAGCCATTTATCTATCTCCTGTTATCAATAAGTCATCGCAGATATACCAATTATACCGCGTTCCGAGCTTCCTATGACGTAACCATCTACCAAACTTTCGAGTGTGGTGACTGTTACCTGCATTGCGTTGGGACTGATTTGCCATTGGAGTCCCTGCACTTGCAAGGTTTTAACTATGGTGCTTCCATTAGGCTGAACGTTTGAAATTCTTACATTTGTAAAATAGTCTAAGCCAATGATTGTGTCAGTTGGGACTGCTGTGTCTAGAAGATCAACGGTCATAGAGTCGATTCTGATAACTGTCTCGGCTTTACTAGCCACATAGGTGGCAGCGATATTAAGGGCATTTGCATCTGTGTCAATAACAAGGTTTTGGGCGCTGTATTGATGAGGAAAGTATTTGGCAACGCTTGCTGCGTTTTGATAAACCTGTGCAACTCCGCCGATTCTTTGGATTGAGGCTGTGTTAATGATGAGTTTGTCGTCAAATGCAAAAACAAGGTTCTTATATGGAATACCTCCGGTTTGATTAAACTCTATAGGAGTGCCGGAAATAGATGAAACAACTTGATTACGGCTCTTGAATATGGCTGTGCCTGACCCGTCAAAATAAAATGCGCCTTGTTCCGAGAATTCTGCGTTGACGATTGCCGATAGAGATGTACGCAAAGTTCCTGGGTCAGCTTGGCAAAGCGAATTACCTGTGCTGATTGTTCTCATGCTAGTTGGAAAATCCACCTCATCAAGAATCTTGCCAATGCGTGTGCCTGTGGATTGTCCTGCGCCTGAATCTGCGACTGTGCTTACTTGAGCAAGGTTTAACAATCTAAACGCATCAGCGGCATAGATGTCCACATAGCCCATGTTCTCGGCTTGGTCATAAAAGTAACGGTACTCAGTTGTGTAGCCTGAGAATAAGAACTCCTGCGCCGTGGCTGTTGTAGCTGAGACACGAATCTTGCGAAGTGGTACAAGGTAAGGATAAAACTCAGAGTTTACATTTTGTGGGTTCCATTGCGAAGTAGGATCAATAATGCGAATGACCGCTGTTCCAGCTTGATAAGTATCTGATTGGATGTCGCGACCGTTGTTAATTGTTATGTTACGAACTTGTGGAGTAAGGTCAACAATTGGCAATGAAACTGTGTCACCGGCAAGTGTGCCAGTACCTAGAATTCCGTTCTTAGCATCGCCTATTGTAAAAGGTATTGAGAAGGTCGCCCCGGACGAAAAATCGAAGCTCACCGAAATGCTTGCTGGCAATGCCATGATTAGTATCCTGCTACTCGGTCAACGAATGAACCAATCCCTGATAGTGATGAATCCCTTAGAGATGAGGCAACTGCTTTGCCATCGATTTGTACAACTACCTGAATCTGCCCGGTTTGGTTTGATGCTTCCTCAGCTCGGCGAAAGTTTCCAGGTTGTGATCTAGGGAATGCACCGGCTGAAACATTTGTATCCGGAACATTGGTTGCTGATTGATTGATTACACTAGTCATGAAATCTGTACCCAAAACAACTGAACCGCCAGTGCTTGCGACTTGAGCAGCTTTCTTTGCAATATCATCAAGATATTTAGCCCATGCAGTGAAAGGGTTTTTAGCATCCGGAAGGCTTGCAAGATAACCTGCAAGTTCTTTACTTAATCCTTGAGCCTTTGCAATCTCACCAACCAGCTTTTGCGCTTCCTTAGTGTTGCCTGTAAGTAATGCAAATTGTAGTTCAACGCGCTTGCGGTCTTCATCGGATAGGTTGCCCTTGAGTGCAGCAATAAGTTGAATCTGCTCAATGTCAAAGATTGTGCCAGCCTTTTTAAGTGCGGCTTGTTTCTTTTGCTCAGCAGTCAAAGCCTTTTGAGCCTTTTCTTGAGCTTTGAGAAGTTTTGCCTGTTGATCCGCAAGTTTCTTTTGAGCATTTGCTTCAGAGCTAGGCATGTTTGCTTGCTGTCCACCCATGAAACGGCGATTGGCTCGTGGTCTTTCTTGAGCGTCATTGCCAAGCCTGTTTAACAGTCCTATAAACCCAAGACTAAAGTTGCCCGCAATCAGTTTACCTATTGCTCCACCGGCAATTTTATCGTTTACGGCAGTAATCTTTGAAACCAAAACTCCCATGCCGCGCACTGTATCCGCTGTGTATTCAGCTAGCGCTCCCATAGCATCAGCCACGTCTTGAATATCGCCATCTTTGCCAGCAGCAAGAGTCAATGCATCAACTAAACCTTTGCCAATTGTCTCTTGAGCAACTCCAGCAGCTACAGTTAAAACATTTAACTTGCCAGCATAAGTATCAAGGAATGCTGCATTGGCACCTGAAAACTGTTGATTAAACTTTGCCTGGACTTGAGTAAAAGACATAGTTTTTAACTGCGCCTGGGTTAAGCCTAAGTTGTATTTTCTAAGTCCCTTTGTATTGCCTACAAATGCGGAAGCCAAATCCTGCGCGACCGTTGATAGTTCGACACCTGAACCGCGTGAGGCTTCAATGGCAAGGCTTAAGAGTTCTTGAGACTTGGTTAATGACCCCGTAGTAGTCAGCAAAGATTGAAACGATGGGCGAAGCAGGTCATCTGCAACCGAAGAACTTGCCTCTAGCTTTGAAATATAATTATCGATTTGAGGTTGAGCAAAAGCCAAGCCCAGGTTATTAACCGCTGTTGAGAGACGGTTTGCAGCGGCTTCATCATCAATGAAGGCTTTAACCGATGCTTTGCCAAACGCAGTAATCTTTGTGACAGCAAAGACTGAAAGCAATTGCTTGCCTAGTCTGCCTACCGCTTTATCCAGGGAACTGGTTGCCTTGGCAGCTTTATCAAATGCCTTTTTGCCGGTAAAGTCCGAAGCGATGTCAACTCTTAATTCTGCCATTATAGATTTCCCGTCCTAGCGTTAAATTTAGCAGCAGACTTTTCAATTGCTTTTATTACGCCAGCAGTGGCTTTGCCGCGATCATCATCAAATGAACGAAAGATAAGCCGACCTCGCATGGGCTTAGAGCTGCCTTTCAGTTGACCGCCTAGTTTTGGAGTAAAGTTGCCAGTAATGCCATTGGCTCGACCTGCGATTTCATAGATATAACCACCAGCGGATTTATTCAAAACCGACGCTAAGGCTCTAAAACCTCTTGAGTTGGTTTTGCTTGGGGTTGTCTTGAATGAAATTCCACGACGCACTTCACTTGAATCAAAGTAACGAGTTGCCCACCGACCCTTTGCATTAGGACGTTTTAACCAGCCTGATGGCATTTCGTCATTAGTTGGAACGTATCCTCTTGCATTACGAGCAATAGGTTTTACAAAAGATGAAATCTCTTTAGTTGTCTCTTTAGCAAGGTCAGGTTCAAACTTAAGTAAAGCCTTACGCAAAGCGACCGCGCCTTGTAGCTTTACTGGCATCGTTTCGCTCCTTTGCTAAGTCTTTGAGAACTTGTATATGTGCCTTAAACACCACCGCAGGTAGTTCTACGATGGTTTGGAACGGAACCCCATACTCATAACTCAAACGAGTTGCGAGATAAGTAATGGAGTTCCGATCCACCCTTAGACTAAAGGGTCAGATTCTAAGACCTCAACTGACTTGAGAGTCTCAAGAAATCCTTCCCCAAAAGGCTTAGGCATTTCTCCAGCCCTGCGGCAAGCCTCGAAAACCAACCAATATATATGGCTCTGTTTCTGATCCTCTAATATCGCTTTGTGAAAGCCTTTATTAGCGTACTGTTCGAAACTCCACTCCAAAATTGGAGTAATTTCGTACTCAGTTACAGAACCATCTACCTTTGTTACTTTTAGCTTTGCCATTTTTAGCCCCTTTGTTTTGTTAGATTATGTCCAAGTACCTGTTGATGCGTAAGCTGTTTTGCTGTTGCATGTAAAGGTAATGTCGATTGTTGCCTCATCGCCGGTTGCGCCATTGATGTCGGTTAGATTGTCTACAAAGATTGTACCGGAATATAGCAAGTTGGTTGCGCTTACCGCCGCCGAAGTATCCTGAATTGCCTGGAAAGCAACTGTTGATCCGAAAGCAGCTTGCAAAGTAGCAAGAACGCTTCCTGCTGCTGTGTCGTTTAGGAACGTTACTGTAATTGTATCTGCTGCCAATCCAGCAACAAATTTGTGAGCTGTGTCACCCATCGCTGTAACTTCCAAACTATCGACTGTGCGGTTAAGTTGGAAATTTGTTACATGGTCTGAAAGATTGACTGTGGCAATCTTAAAGCCTACTTTGTTATTTAAGAAAATTGCCATAGTGCTTATTCCTCATCTTTCTTAGTTG